CTAAAGGGTGGTATCACCCAATTCCCGAACATCCGTACGGAACGTCTGCAAATTCGTTGTATCGCCGATTCGCAATCGGGCGAAATTGCGCGCGGTTCGGAGATTTTCGAAGTACGCGGGCAAGCCGCGTATACGAACCTTGACTACCGATTCCCGTCGGGTAGCGGCGCGCGGTTCGTGATGTCGTGCCTAAACGCCGCGCTAGACACGGGCGCGCGCTACGAACAATTGCTACGAAACGGCGCGTTCACGAATTACACGACGGCGAATATCCCCGACTATTGGACGGTTAGCACGGGCACCGCGGGTACACACTTCGCGCAAGAGACTAGCGTTACCTACCGCGGCGGTTCGGCGTTCAAAATGATCGGCGACGGTTCGACGCTTGCGAAGGTTCGCCAACAAATGCAAGCCGACGCGGGCACGCCGCACGCGATTACGTCCGACCGTCTGTACGTGTTGGCGATTGCCGCGCGCGTCAACGTCGCCGCAAGCGCGGGCACCGTGCGCGTATCGTTGCAGGACAACGGCGGCACCGTCGTATCGGGTACGTCGGTGTCTATCCCCTATACCGTCGGCACGACCTACGGTTGGCAATATGCGTTTTTCCGCGCGCCCCTGTCGCTACCGTCTACGGTATACGCGGTGGTCGAACAAACTACCGCGCTCAATTCGGGCGGCATCATGTATCTAGACGAATTGGTTTTGGCCGAAGTACGGCAATCGGCGAAGGGTTCGCAAGGGTTCGTAATTCTTGCGGGTTCGACCGATTGGGTGAACAACGACCACCTAGGGTTGACGGTCACAAACAACGGGGAAGGCGAATTCAATACCGAATTCGACCGATTCTTTGCCATGTACGAAAATGGCTACGTGCTACCCGCGAACACGGCGGGCGGCGAAACCATTCTAGATACCCTCATTTCGTGATTGTTCGCGGTGGAACTTCGCGAGAATCACGCCGCGGTAATTGTTCACCGCCGCGCGCACCAATTCGCGGTCGGCTAGGTCGTGCGTCGTCCGAAGGGTGTCTATCATGGTTAGCATTTGCGGCATAGTCGGCGCGCGCGTTAGGCGCGTAGGCGCGTCTAGGAACGTCGGCCGCGACAGGGGCGCGCGTTCCGACATGGCGCGAAGGATTCGGTAGACGTCGATACGGGCGCGCCTGTCGCCCGTTACGGCAACGGCCACGGAGCGCGGCACGCGGCGCCCGCTACGGATTAGACAGGCCATAGCCCACGCGGCGCGTAGGTCGTCGCGCGTCGCGGTGATTGCTTGCGCGGTGGTATCGGTGTTGGTTCGGATTCGTACGCGCCCCACGCGTCGCATAATACCTTGCGCGGGTGCGTTACCGAAATTTTTCCGAATTATGTCCAATGCGGCTTGACACGTAACGCCGATAGCGTTACCGTCTGCACGTCGCCCAACGCGACAGGGCAACCGCGGCCCGAACGCGGCGCAAGGGGTTAGTCATGCAAAAGGAAATCGTGATTCGTTCGGGTACGGGTGCCGTCAAGGGTCGCGCGGTTTTGGTCGCCTATCGCGTAGGCGGTTTGAAAACCACGCACAACGGCGACGGCCTGTACCAACATTCTGTCGGCGTGGACGCCGACGGCAACGCGTACGAAACAAAGGCCCGCGGTGGTGGTTGGCGTAAGGCGCAAGGGGTGCGCGCGTCGTCCATTCGGAATATGTTCGCCGCTACCGTGTGACAGGCCAACCCGCCGCGATTCGCGGCGGGCTACCCGTCACACGGGCGGAACGTCGCGCCGACGGACGGCGCAAGGGTTCTAATAATGGACATTCTCGCATTGTTGGTTGTCGTCGGGTGCGCCTTCCTTTTCGGGTGCGCGGTCGAACGTGAATTCTTGCAACGTGGACGCACTACGCGTCGGAAGGGTGGTACGCGATGAATAGTGGCCTTATCATGTCGGAAGCCGAATACGCCGCGCTTGCGGGCTTGCGCGCGTCGTGGGTGAAAACCCTTGCAAGTCAAACCCCCGCGCACCTCTTCGCGCGTATGAACAGCGCCGAAGAGGATACCGACGCGTTTCGCGTCGGCCGCGCGTTGCATTGTGCGGCGTTGCGCCCCGCGGATTTCCCGAACGAATTCGCGACTAGCGCGAAATTCGACCGCCGCACAAAGGCGGGGAAAGAGGCGGCCGAAGCATTCGCCGCGTTGAACGTCGGCAAAACCGTGGTAGACGAATCGGAATACGCGGGCGTGGGTGCGATGGTCGCGGCGATGCAACAACACAACGCCGCAAGCCTCATTATGTCGCGCGTTACGTTCGCCGAACGTGTGTTCACCGCCGACCTATTCGGCGTGCCGTGCAAGTGTCGGGTAGACGCCTATTGCGCCGACGGTATGTTGGTTGACCTCAAAACCACCACGTGCGCCGCGCCGCGCGCCTTCGCGCGGTCGGCCGTGGATTACGGCTACTATCTCCAAATGGCGTTCTATCGCGAGATTCTGCGCGCGAACGGCCGACGGGTTACGGGTGCGGTGTTGGTTGCCGTCGAAAAGGCGGCGCCTCATTGTGTAGCGACGTACGGGCTAGCCGACGCGGATTTGGACGCGATGTTGCCGACGATTGAAGCCGCGTGCAACGCGTACGCGGCCGCGACCGCGTCGGGCGTGTGGTCGGGCTATTCGGGGTATATCGAAGATTTGCCGCTCCCCGCGTGGGCGATTGGGGGTGGCGCTTGAATCCGTCGGAACCAATGCACGACCAACGACGCGAAAGCCGAATGGCGCGTGGCGTGTCGCGCCCCGCCGCGCCGATAGAAGAAAGACCGCCGTTGCCGACGACGTCGGCGCCGACCGCGTGCCCGCGTTCGGGTACGGTGTCTCTCTCCGACGGCCTGTTGGTCGCGCAAGGCGCGATATCGGGCGTATCGAAGGATTCGCGGAATACGTTCCACCGCTACGCGTATACGTCGGCGGAAGGGATGATTTCGGCGTGTCGCGACGCGTTGCAAAAGGGCGGCGTTGTCGCCCGCCGCACGGGTTGGGAAATCGTCGCCGACGGCCTGTACGTGCAGTCGCGTCTAACCGTGTGCCACGGTTGGACGGGCGAATCGGCCGAATCGGTGGTGGTGTGGCCTATCGTGGTTGAAAAGGGGCGACCCGTCGATAAGGCGGTGGCGTCGGCGTTGACCACTAGCCTTTCGTATTGGTTGCGCGACCTGTTGTGCCTACCTCGCGAGGATGAATCGGGGCATATGGACGGCCGCAACGACGACCGTAACGAAACGCGGCACGGGGTACGCGACCGCGTCGCGCCCGCAACGTCGGAACCGACCGACGGCCCGAAGCGCGCGCCACGTTCGACGGGCGCCGCGGCGGTAAATTCGGCGCTTGCGGGAAATGCCCCTACGATGCCCGCTACGGCGTCCGACGCACCGAACCCGCCGACGGCCGCCCCCGACGCGGGGAACGCCGCTACGGACGAACCTACCGCCATAGCGGCCGCGGTGCTGCACCGATTGGAAACGCGGAACGTCGGAAACCGTAGTTACCGCGTTGCGGGCTTCCTGTCGGACGGCAACCTAACCGAATACGTGGTAGGCGGCACAATAGCCATAGCCACGTGGCTACCCGAATTGGTCGGGCAAACGCTTATCCCCGTTGTGGTATCGCGCGGTAGCAAAATGCCAATGTTGGTAGACGTCCGAACCGTGGCACCAACGACGGAAAGGGGCGCCGACGATGAATTGCCGTTCTAACCCTGTCGCGGCGTCGGGGGAACTTCCCCCGACGGCCGCGGCCGACGTCGTCGGCCGTCGCCCGTCGTCGGCACCGTTCACGCTTGCCGAATCTCTCGCCGCGGCCGACGTCGTGTGGCCCGATACGGAACTACCGCGGGAAATCGCGGTGGCGGGGATCGTGTTCGACATGATGCCCGCGCACCTGTCGCCGCGTCGCGACGTCGTGGCACGGCGTCTACGCGTCGCGCCCGACGTCGTACGCGTGGCGTTGCTGTTGTGGGAATGCGCCGACGATTCGATGCGGTTCGACGTTGTCCGCCGTGCGGTCGCGATTGCGCGCGCGCGCAGAATTGGGGGATAGCGTGGCATGGATCAAGGTACGAACGAACCTACACAACGACCCGCGGGTAGCGTACGTGGCGCGTGCAACGGGCTTGCACCCTGCAACGGTCGTCGGTGCGTTGGTTACGTTGTGGTCGTGGGCGGATGAATTCACCACCGACGGGGTGTTGCGTTACCACACGACCGCCGACGTAGACGCGTTAGGCGGCGGGCCGATTGCCGAACGGCTAACCCTGTCGGCCGCGCTTCGCGGCGTCGGGTGGTTGGGCGACGTGTCCGACGGTTCGCCCGCTATCCCGCGATTCGACGAACACAACGGCGCCACGGCGAAGAGTCGCGCCGAAACCGCGCGCCGCGTCGCGACTCACCGCGCGCGTAACGGTTCGACCGTTACAACCGCGTTACCTAAAGGCGACATTACAACCGCGTTACCTAGAGAAGAGAAGAGAAGAGAAGAAACACACGCTACGCGTGTGTTACGCGCGCACGCGCGGAAGGGTGGCATATGACAACCGAACACGCCGATGCAACATGGGAAACCAACCGCCAACGAATCAACGGCCTATGGCCGCGGTACCAACCAACCGACGACGAACGGCGGTTGGCGGTCGGGCGCCTGTCCAATCTCAACCAACGGTGGTTGGCGGCCGCAATCGACGACTACCGCGTGGAATGCACTAGTACCGTGTTTCGCCTGTCGGAATTGCTAGCCGTCTACCGTCGGATTGCGAACACGGGCAACGCACGCGAAGCCGCGAAGCCGAAGAAATCACCCGACGCCGAACGCGCCGACATCGTCGCGACGTTGGAGCGCGACCGCGCGCGGTGCGTGGAACGGCTACGCGTCGAACCGCGCGACCGTGTGGCCGACGCTGTCGCGCGAATGCGCGCGGCAAAATGGCTACCCGTCGAACCACTACCCGCGAAAATCGAAGAATGGCAACGCGCGCACGTGTTCATCGTTTGCGCCGCGCTTGAATCGTGATACAATGGCACTAGACACGCGGCACACGCCGCACGGTTACGGCGTACCGAACGCCGCGAAGGGGTACCAATGAACGAACATACGGCTACAATGCACGCAACCCCCGCCGACGTAGCGGGAATCCCGCGCAGGACGCGCGGTAACGTCGGGGGCGCTATGCGCCTATTCCCCACGCCACGCCGCCCGCGGCGCATCTCCGCGGGCGGCGCGGCCATTCCGACAGGGGGTGCCGCGTGGCGCTTGTAATCACCGTAGCCGACAAACAACGGTTCGAAGTGTTGCGCGACGGCGTGGCGTTGGGGGCAATTACCGTAACTATTCGCGGCGACGGCCGCGCGCGCGTCGCGTTCGAATTCCCGCGGGAAATTGAGATTTGGCGCGGCGAAGTCGTCGAACGGATGCAACGCGACGGGCGCAAGCCGAAGGGGCAACGATGAACGATACCGACGACATCGTGGCGCGGCTTCGCGCGTGGGCAATCGGCGCCGACGAACAAGGGGTGCAAGAGGTTTCCGATGGCCTGAAATTTGCCGCCGACGAAATCGAACGGCTACGCGCCGAACGCGACGACGCACGGCGGAAGGGTGAAAACGCATGATGCCCGACTACGACGACGACGACAAAATGCGCGGCGACGATGCGTACCCGTGGCTATACGCCGTGGGGTTCGTGTTTGTGCGAATTACGGCGGTAGCCGCGATTCTCACCGCGTGCGCGTGGTATTGGATTTGGCTAGGACAACTCACTATCCGCGCTATGCGCGCGGTGATTGGATACGAACAATGAATGCACACGCCGAAATTTTTTGGACACTCTCGCCCGACGACGACGCATACAAAGCGCTTGCCGCTATCGGCGTTCGCCGACTCGCCGCCGCGGTGAACGTGTCGCCGCAAACCGTATGTAATTGGTTGAACGGCGGCCGAATCCCCGATGCGAGTTTCGCGCGCGCGTGCGAAGCCGCGAACCTTCGCCAACCGATGTTGACGGTACGCGACCTACGACGGAACGGCGGCGCCGTCATGCGGGAATATAAGTTCACGGGTGGTATCGTGAAGAAAGCCGCGGGGCGCCCGCGCAAGTCGAAGCCCGAACCCGTGAACGTATGACACAACGCACCACAACAACCAACAGCGTTTGGACGAATCCCGCCGACCCGTTCGCGCAATATCGGTACGGAAAGCCGAATGTGTGGAACGACGACGCGGCAACGACTCAACAACCCGCGCGCGTGGCGACGACGGCGCCCGCGTCGCGGGATTGTTGCGCCGACGTCGTAGCGTCGTTGGTGCTGTTGGTCGTCGCGTTGGGGGTAGCGGGCGTGCTGTTGTGGCAATTGGCCGATAGGTCGCGCGAATGATCGACACGCCAACACACGACGACGACGACGCGCACGTGGCGCCGCCTGTTGAGGGTGCGGGGATATTCCACGTGCCCCTTTCCGCTATCGACATAGAAGCCCGCGCGCGATGGAACGGCACGGTATCCGTAGCCGCTAGCCGTTACGCCACGCGACGGAACGAAACCGTACCAATCGACGGCGCTAGCCTGTCGCGGCTAGGTCGCGAATGGGCGGAAGCCGCCGACGAAATCCGCAGACTACGAAAGGCGCTTTCGAATGATTGAATACAACCACGGACGAACCCGCGGCGACGAATTGGGTATCTTCCGATTCGCAATCGACAACCCGCCGCGGGCGACCGCGCGACAGGCGACGCGATGGGACGTACAGGACGCCGCGTATCGCGCGGCGCCCGATTCGGCGATTGAATGTATCCGCCGCGCAATCGCGGAGAATCCGTCAACGTGCGACGAAATCGAAGCGCGGTTGGGTATGACGCACCAAAGCGCGTCGGCCGCTATCAATAAACTTATGCGGTGCGGCGTCATTCGCGCGCACGGCCAACGCCCGACGCGGTCGGGACGCATGGCGCGCGTTTGGGAAGTCGTCGAATGACGACCTACACACAACGCGACATCGGCGACGCGGTGCGCTACCTAGCCGCCAACCCTAACCGCATCCACGGCCCCGAAACGTATACGCCGCGGGAAACCGCCGCGCTACGGGCTATGGCGTCGCGAGATTGGCGCATGGTGCTAGTAGCGGCGTTACGCGAATGCGCGCGCCCGTCGCCGTCGTGGCCCGACGTAGCCGCCGCTATCAACCGTAGCCACACGGCCGCGCTAGCGGATTGGGAACGGTGGAGCGCGCTACCGTGGCGGGATAGGTGCAATTGGCTTGACCTAGTCGAACGCGTGGCGTTCGAAATGCAATCGGAGGACAGCAAATGCAGACAGCGTATGGACGGTGCGGGGAGTCTGTAACGGCGTGGGAACCGCGCGAAACGCGCGCCAACATCAAACGCGATTCCGAACACGCGACAGCGTGGCTATCGGTGCGAATCCGCGTACCCGCAGACACCACCGACGCGGAATTGGTGGAACTAATCGACGCGCAAACCGCGCGGCTACCAATGATGGCACGAACCGCGGTAGCGGAGTGTCGGCGGCACCTGTCCAATGGTTGAACCGTACTACCGCGACGGCCTAACGACGCTATACCACGGCGACGCGCGCGACATTCTGCCGAACCTACCCCGCGCGTCGGTGCTACTCACCGACCCGCCCTACGGCGTCCAATGGGCGGGGCATACGGCTAGCACGCGCGATTGGTCAACGATCCACGGCGACGCCGACGACGAAATGGCGCGGTGGTTGTTCACGCGCCTAGATTGCGCCGACGACGCGGTGGTGTTCGGTGCGAATTGCTTCCCGCACCTGTTGCCGCATCGCGGGCGGTGGATCTGTTGGGACAAGCGCGTAACCGAAGCCGCCGACCGTATGTTGGGTAGCCCGTTCGAAATGGCGTGGACGTCGAAGCGTAGCGGGTTTGAACGAATGTACCGAATCCTACATGGCGGCGTCGTCAACGACGACGGCGGGCGCCGCGTCCACCCGACACAAAAGCCCGTTCGGTTGTTCGCGGGTATCCTCGCCGATATGTTCCCCGACGCGGCATCGGTCGTCGATCCGTTCGCGGGTAGCGGTTCGGTGCTAGTCGCGGCGCGATTGTGTGGCGTGCCGTCGGTCGGTATCGAAATCGACAAAGGCTATTGCGACGCGATAGCCGAACGTCTAGCGCAAGGGGTGCTATTCGGAATGAGTAGGGAATGATGCGGCCCCGCACGCGCGCGCGCACGGCGCCCGCGGGGTTTGGGGCGCGCCTGTCGGCCGCGTGGCGCAATCGGTAGACGCACCGTCTTTAGGTGGCGGGTGTTGCGGGTTCGAATCCCGCCGCGGCTATTTTCGGAATTCTTGCGGAATTCGTCCAACGTGGGTTGACACGGGCGCGGGCGTTGCTATTGTGTGTGCGTCGCGACGAACGCGACAGGCCACGGCGGCCGACGCCGAATGCAAGGGGTTTCGCTATGTGTAAGTTTACCGTCGGGCAACACGTCGTCGTCAACGTTCCGAATAGCCCGCGCCCGTTCAACGCTACGGTTACGCGCGTTATCGCGGCCGACAGCAAAATGGGCGGGCTTTTCAAGATCGCGCCGCACTTCGCGAAGATCGACGCCGACGCCGACATTGTGGCGGGCGATTGGTTGGAACCAATCCCCGAACACGACCACTACGACGGCGCCGTGTTCGCGCATCCTTCGGCATTGGTTGCGATTGGGGGTGGCTATTGAGCGCCCACGCACGCTACGGCGTTCCGAACGTCGCGCCCGCGGTCGGTATGCCCGCTACCGTGTGCATTGGTAACGACCGATACCCCGCCACGGTGGCGGGGGTGCAATTCGGCGGGAGTCGGCGCCTGTCGATTTTGGTACAGATTGACGGCGACGCTACGGGCGGTTGTGAACGCTACGTGGCAAGCCGCGAACAACAGGGCGTCTATGACGCCGCCGACGGCAACGGACGCCGCGCCTACGTCGGCCGCGCCGATTCGTACCGCGACCCCCACGCGTAACCACGCGCGCCCGCCCGCGCGCCGACGCCGCCCCGCGCACCCGCGGGGCGGTGTCTTTTTGGGAATCTTTTTGGATTCTGTCCAATGTCGGTTGACAGGCGCCGAAGTATCGCTATCTTATCCGTGTTGCCACTACGGCAACGGGCCGCGCGGGCCGACCGCGAAACGACAGGGGTTACACAATGGGCACCACGCAAAACGCACGTACTCTCACCGTTCGCGCTCGCGTATTCCGCATCGTCGCCAACGACAATTCGACGTCGGTCACGTTGGAATTGTTGCAAACCGAATACCAATTCGACGCCGACGGGCGCCGCGACCGTCGCGGGTTGTGTCTTGAATACCGAACGGTTTCGCGTTGGGTGCCGATCATGGAAAACGCAACACAACAGGAAGCCGAGAAAGAGGCGCGCGCGTCGTGGCGAATGTACCCCGTATCGGCGAAGCGTTTCACGTCGCACAAATTGCCGCGTAATGTGCGACGTATTCCCGCAACGCCCGCGGCGAATGTTCCTGTAAAGCCTGTCGCGTGTGCCGCCTAATTCGCACCGACCGCCGCGCGCCCCGAACGGGGCGCGTGTCTTTTTGCAATTCTTCGCGGATTCTGTCCAATGCTACTTGACACGTGCCGAAGTCTGTCTATACTTCGCGTGTCGTGATTCGCACGACAGGCCACGGCGGCCGACGCCGACGACAGGGGTTACAAATGCTCACCACCGAAACGACCGCCACGACGACCGAACCAACCGCCGCCGAAATGCGCGCCGCGCGCGCCGCCGCGGGATTCGCAACCCTTCGCGGTCGCGCGCTTCGCGCCGCGGAGATTGTGCGCGCGGGCGGCTACTTCGAAGAGCGCCTAGAACGTAATTACCACGGCGTTTCGCAGTTCCGTACGCGACTCTACAACGCCGACGGCGTGTGCGTCGCGGGCTTCGGTAGCGCCGCCGCGCGCGATTGCAGCAAGGCGGGCGTACTCCGCAACCGCGCTATGTGGCGCACGTCGGTTTGGGCGTCGCGTCAAGTGTGGGCGACGGCGCCCGCGTGCGCCGACGAAATGGCGGTGGACGCGCACCGCGACGCTGAACGCGATTGGAACTAACCCCAGCGCCCGACGGCGCCGCGCGCCCCCGAACGGGGGCGCGTGTCTTTTTGTGATTCTTTGCCGATTCTGTCCAACGTCGGTTGACACGTGCCGAAGTGTCGCTATACTTCGCGTGTCGCCAATCGGGCGACAGGCCACGCGGGCCGACCGCGCCGACAGGGGTTGCCAAATGTCCGACACGAACGCCGTTACACTCACCCACGCGCAAGCCGCCGCCATTATCGACGGGCTTACCCGCCAACAAAAAATCACGCTGCAAATTATGGTCGAAGAGGTTCGCCGCGGTTCGTTCGCGGCCGCCGCGTCGTTCGTGTTGGGTTCAAATTTCCGCGTGTTGTTCGCGAACGCGAACGGCCGTTGGTTGTCAGACGACGAAATCCGTACCGATTGCTACCGATGCGTTGGGGGTGGCATTTGAGCGCCCCCGTAACGCTTCGGCCGTGCCCAACGTGCGCGGATTGCCGCGGCACGGGCGACGTGTTCGACCGCGACGCCGACGGTACGCGCGTCGTGTTCGATTGCCCGTGCGTGTTCGCCGACCTGTCGGCCGCCGAATCCGCGGCGGTGGAGCGCGGCGGGTTCGTCGTCGTGCCCGCGCGGTAGAATTCTTTCGGATTCTGTCCAATGCGGGTTGACACGCGCGCGCCGCGCGCTATACTTACCCCGTCGCGACGAACGCGACAGGCCACGCGGGCCGACCGCGAAGATAGGGGTACACAATGAACGCAACCACGACCGACACCGCAAACACCACACCCGCCGCCGTTATCGAATTCGTGCGCCCGTGGTTGACGGGCAACAACGAACGCGACGCGCAACGACTCGCCCGCAAGTTTCGCACCGTCGGCCTGTCGATCCGCGCGTGGCGCCGCGTCGTCGCCGATGCCGCGGCCGAGACCGCGCGCGCCTAATCGACGACCGCGCTACCGACATCGGCCCCGCATGGGGCCGAATTCTTTTTGCAATTCTTCGCGGATTCTGTCCAACGTAGGTTGACACGCACGCGGGCCGCGCTATACTCACCGCGTCGCGACGAACGCGACAGGCCGCGGCGGCCGACGCCGACAACGACAGGGGTACACAATGTACACGAACGCAACGACCACGGAACTAACGAACGCTTGCCGCGCCGCGTGCGCCGCGCATATCGCCGCGAACAATTACGCTATGGCAGACATGATCGCCGCGGGTTGGGCTTTCGCCACAAGTCGCGGCGCTGGCTTCGACGACGCGGGCTACGCGTTCCGTCGCCGCGTCAACGTCGCGTATAAAACCGTTCAACGTGAAACCGTGCGCGGGCTTCGCGCGCACCTTGCCGCTACCGAAATCGGGGGTGGCAATTGAACACCGCCGACGCTACGTGGTCGTTGCCCCTTTGGGATAGCGTTGGTAACGGTTGGCAATCGGCAATCGTCGCGCGCATCCACGGGCTACCCGTTCGGCTCGATTTCGTGTCGGGCGCTTCGGGGTTGCTAGTCGCCGTTTCTGTCAATTTCAAAACCGTCCACGCGTACGCCGAAAACGCCCGCGACCCCTACGCGATAGAACGCGCGAAGCGTTGCGCGGAAGAATGCGCGAAGCGCGCCGCCGCCGAATCGCGCTAGACTACCGATATCTTTTCTTACCCGCGCACGCGTTCGGACGTTCCGACCGCGTGCGTTTTCGTTACGGGTAGACGTAACGCCGTCGCGCGCCGATACTAGCGCCATGCCGAATTCGCGTACAAAGGGTGCCGTCGGGGAGCGCGAAGCCGCGGCCGCGTGGACGGCCGCTACGGGGCTTGCCGCGCATCGCACCGCGCAACGGACAGGGCGACACGGCGACGCCGACGTGGCCACTACGGCGCCCGTGCATTTGGAAATCAAGCGCCGCGCGCGAATCTCCGCAATCGAATTCCTACGGCAAGCCGAACGCGACGCGGTCGCGGGTGCGGTGCCGACCGTTTTATGTCGCGAGGATGGCGATACAGAATGGGTAGTAATGCTACGACTCGCCGACCTAACGGCGCTACGCGTCGCCATCGCAAGCGCCGACGGGAACCCGCTACTATGAAACCGCACCCGCTAGCCGCGTTGGATAGAACCGTGAACCTAGCGCAATTGTTTACGCTTATCGGTGGCCTATGGTGGTTCGGGTCGGAAGTCGGGCGGCGCGATTTTCAACTATCGAACACCGTAGGCCGCGTCGAAGAATTGGCTAGCATCGTGCAGGATCTCGCGAAAGCCCAAATTGCGAACGCGACGGCCGACGCGGGTAGCCAACGTGAATTGGACGCGCTACGCGCGCGAATCGAACGACTAGAAGAAAGGCGGTAACAATGAACGCAATTAAAGGCGGGTCGTGGCGTACAACGGTAGCGGGTGTCGCGGCAATCGTGGTCGCGGTCGGTACCGCGGTTACGGCGTTGTTGGATAACGACCCCGTAACGATTCCCGATTGGGGCGCGGTCGCGGCCGCGGTTATGGCGGGGCTAGGGCTTATCGCCGCCCGCGATAACGGCGTGTCGTCCGAACGCGCGGGCGCGAAATGATCGCGGCGCTAGCGGCGTTCCTGTCGGCCGTGCTGCAATCCATCCTGTCGACCTATGGAAAGTACATTGGAAAATCCACCGCGACCGACGCGCCTACCAATCGTGGCCTTTTGCGCCGCGGCGGCGGCCGTGTCCGCGATTGGTTGCGCGCGCACGGTGCTAGTACCCGAAGCCGCGCCGATTCGGATAGGGCCGACGATTAGCGGCCGCGTCTATACCTACGCCGACGGCGAATGGACGCTATCGGCGAACCGCGTAACGATCCCCGAAGGTTGGTACGCGGTGCCGCCGTCGTTTGTGGAGGATGCCGACGATGCGCGCGCGGAGTAACCTACCGCCCCGCGGAAACGAACCGCTACCGCCCGTGCGCGAATGGTTCACCACGGGACAGGTAGCCGCGCGGCTAGGGGTGTCGGCCACGCAAGTTTCGCGATGGATTGATTCGGGCCGATTGGCGGGCATTCGGATACCCGCGTCGCGAGATAGGCGGGTACATATCGCGGCGCTTCGCGCGTTCGAAATTCAATACGGCTACGACCGTGCAAGGCGGAACGAATGAACCCACGCTACCTAACCACAATCGACCCGAACACGTTACCGCTAGCCACGGGCGCGGGTATCGGCGTCGGTAGCGACGGGTTGGTTTACGGCGCGACAGTTACGGAGTTTACGTCGTCGGGCACGTTCTATAAGTCGGCGGGCGCCGAAACCGTAACCGTCTACCTAGTCGGCGGCGGTGGTGGCGGTGGCGGTGGCGCACGCGTCAACACGACCGCGGCCGACCGTAGCGGTGGTGGTGGCGGCGCGGGCGGCGGCGGCGGCGTCGTGGTGTTGCTAGCGTCGGACGTGGCGACGTCCGTTACCGTCACAATCGCCGCGGGCGGCACGTCGGGCGTAGGTGGCACGACCGCGACCAACGGCGGCGGCGGTGGTACTACGTCGTTCGATGCGCTATCTGTCGCGGGTGGCGGTGGTGGTGGCGCGGGTAGCAACGCAAACGCGGCGGCAGGAACGGCCGTAGCGGCGTTCGGCGTCGCGTACGGCGCGGGCGGCGCGTCCAACGTCGCGTCGGTGTCTACGGGCGGCATTCGCGGTTGGTTTTCGGGCGCGGGTGGCGGCGGCGGCGGGCCGTTCGACCTTGCAAGCCTAACGGGGTTGGCGGGTAGCGCGGGCGGTAGCGTGAATTCGCAAACCACGACGCGCGGTGGTGGCGCCGCGGGCGGCGGCGCGGGCGTCGCGGGCACGGCGGGTAGCGTGTCGGGGCTTTGGCGTGGCATCGGCACGGGCGGCGGCGGCGGCGGTGGCAACAATGCCGCGGTGGCGGGCAACGGCGGCGCGGGTGGCCGCGGTAGCGGTGGCGGTGGTGGCGGCGCTTGCTTCAACGCCCGCGCGGGCGACGGTGGCGCGGGTGGCGCGGGCTATGTTTTGGTGGTGGAACAATGAACGACCGACACGCTATTGTCGTTGCAAGCGTTGTAGAGAACGTGATACTTTGGGACGGCGTCGCCGAATGGGCACCGCCCGACGGCGCTACCGTGGTTGCGTTGTTTGTCAACGAATCGTGCGACATCGGTTGGACATACGACCCGAAGGGAAGCCCGCGGTTCACCGCGCCTACGCCATGACACGCGCGCGAAAACTCACCCCCGCAGAAACGCCAACGACCGATGCCGCTATAGACGCCGTCGGGCATCGCGCGGGGTTGGTGATTGTTCGCCGTGCGCTACGCGAAGGTTGGAAAATTCCGCCGCACGTGTTGGCGACGTTGCCCGACCTAGTTACCGAAATGGCAACCAACGCCGCTAGCGAACGTGACAGGTTGCGCGCCGTGGAAACGCTGTTGGCTATGCAACGCGCGAACCTTGACGCGTTGGTAGCGGCCGACCGTTGCGAACGTCTAGACGGTGGCGGCGCTACGGAGCGCGTAGAATTGGCGCCTATCACGCTTCGCGCGGGTGGCGCGGGTTCGTGATTGTTAGCCCGCCTACCTTGCCCGCTATGTACCCGCGGCAATTCGCCGCGATATGCGACCCCGCGCGTATCGTGATAATTGAGGCTAGCACGAAATCGGGGAAAACCGCGGGTTGTCTGTTGTGGTTGTTCGCGGCCGCGTGGAACGGGCGCGGCGGGAATTATTGGTGGATTGCGCCGACGTTCCACGTTACGAAAACCGTCGGGTATATGCGGTTGCAGACGATGCTACGACAGGCCGACCCCGCAAAACGCACGTGGGACGACAACGATTCCGAATTGTGCGTGCGACTCGCGAACGGTTCGCGCGTATGGTTCAAATCCGCCGACAACCCCGATAGCCTTTTCGGCGACGACGTAAGCGCGGCCGTCATAGATGAGGCGACGCGGTGCCCCGAAGCCGCGTTCAACGCGGTGCGTTCGACACTCACCGCGACGCGCGGGCCGCTACGAATAATCGGCAACGTCAAGGGCCGCAAGAATTGGGTATACAGGCTTGCGCGAATGGCGGAAGGCGGCGCGCCGAATATGGCCTATCACCGCCTTACCGCGTGGGATGCGGTGGACGGCGGCGTGTTGGACGCGCGCGAAATTGAAGAGGCGCGCGCGATTCTTCCCGACAATGTCTTTCGCGAGTTATACCTAGCCGAACCAACCGACGACGGTAGTAACCCGTTTGGCGGCGACGCAATCCGCGCGTGTGTTGCGCCACTATCGACGGCCGCGCCTGTCGCGTTCGGCGTTGACCTTGCGAAATCGCACGATTGGACGGTGTGTTGTGGCGTCGATTCGTCGGGCGCCGTATGCGTGTTGGAGCGTTGGCAATCCGATTGGGGCGCGACACGCGAACGCGTCGCGCGCATCGTTGGGAATACGACGGCGTATATCGACTCAACAGGGGTAGGCGACCCAATCACGGAAGACATTTGCCGCGCGTGCCGCAACGCGGAAGGGTTCAAATTCACGAACGCAAGCAAACAACAGATAATGGAGGGGCTATCCGCCGCGATTCAATCGCGAGAGGTTCGCTACCCCGACGGTTGGTTGCGCGCCGAATTGGAGTCGTTCGGTTTCCGATATAACGCGGGTAGGGTTACGTATGAAGCCCAATCGGGGCACGACGACGGCGTGTGCGCGCTTGCGCTTGCGCTCGCCGCACGGCGGCGACATAAGCCTTTTCTATTCAAGGTAATTTGAACCTATGAACTTACTACGCGCCATCGTGAAAGCCGCCGACCCCCGCGCGTGGATTAGCGCGTCCACCCGAAGTTTCGAAATGCGGACAGGCGAAGGGCGCGCGGCGCCGTTCGACCACAAAGCCGCGGTGGCCTACTACAATTCGTGGATTTACGCGGCGGCGTCAATCAACGCAAACGCGGTCGCGTCTACTCCACTACGGCTATACGTGCGCGGCGACAATGCCACGCGCCAATTGTGGAATACGCGCGCGGCGTCGCGTAAGTCTGTCGCGCGCTTGCGCGGCGACACCGCGCACCAACCGTCGGCGGTTGTGATGCGGAAAGCCGCGGAACTAGGCGACGATTTCGAAGAGGTAACGGACGACCACCCGTTGTTGCGCCTGTTGTCTACGGCTAACCCGTGGTTCAACGGATACGACGC